GTTCTGTACTCAAGCTAACGGAGAGCAGGGTGTAATTAATGATAGGGGCCAGTGTGTTTCTCAGGCTCCTCTGTTTGCTCCTAGTACTATGCACTTGTTTAATATTAATAACGTGGATAATCCTAACGCTGATCTAGACTCTGGCCGATACGGGAACGAGGCGCTAACTTATATCGCCAATGTAACTGGTGTTGACAACTCTGGTGGGGACATGCCAGATGGTTCTTTGTCAGGCTGGGATCAAGCGGCTATTATGGATAAATCTAGGCAAGAGGTAGAGCGAGCGTATCAACTGTACTTAGGTAGAGGGGCAGACAGTGGTGGTTTAGACTACTACAGTGAAAAGGTTATGGAAGCAGCCTTGCGTAAAAACGCTAGTGGCATTAAGGCTGTGATGGATGAGATTAAAAACTCTCCTGAAGGACAGGCTTACGCTGCTTCTCAGGCAGCACCTGTGACACCTGTGACACCAGTGACACCTCCAGTAGTATGTCCAGAGGGTCAAACACTTAACGAGGCAGGCGAGTGTGTATCCTCTGGCCCAACTAACCTAGCCGCTGGGACATTCTTAGGGAAACAGTGTTCAGGCACTACAATGATTACATTGACTGCTGATGGACAAGGGGGATCAGTACAGTCTGCGGCTCCTAACTCAGCAGAATGTGGCTACCAAGCCCCACCTCCTCCTGCTGCTCCTGTACCCGGAGTGGACTTAGGGACTTCTACGTACACTTCCCCCGTAAATGCTGGAGTAGGTACAGTAACTGGGAATGCTGGGGGTTCAGGGGTAGGGGCTGTCTCTGGATACACCTATTCTCCTTATCAAATGCAACAAGGACAGAATATGACTCAGGGTGCCGCAGGACAGCCTGTAGATTACGTTAAAATGTTGCAGGGTTGGTTAACTAACAGCTTGTTTCAGGACATCATATGACATACTTAAATTTAGTAAATAATGTACTGAGGCGTCTACGGGAAGACCAAGTAACGACGGTATACGCTAATACTTATAGTACTATGGTTGGTGACTTTATTAACGATGCTAAGGGTATCATTGAAACCGCTTGGGATTGGTCACATCTTAGGAAGACTGTAGATATTTCTACTATAGATGGTCTACATACGTATTCTCTGTTAGGTACTCAGGACTACGGAAAGATCCTTACGATTATGAATGATACAGCAGATATGCCTATGGAGTACCGCCCACAGTCTTGGGTTGACGAGAAATACGTCTTAGGTGCTGCTGCTGAGGGTATCCCTACGTTCTATACGTACAACGGTGTTGATGACGCTGGGGACTCTCAGATTGACTTGTACCCTAGGCCTAACGACACTTACGTTATTAAGGCTAAGATGGTAATTAGGAATGCTCCGCTGGCTGTTGACGCTGACAAACTGTTTATCCCTAGTCAGCCTGTGATACATTTGGCCTTAGCGTTAGCATCTCGTGAGCGAGGGGAGACAGGCGGTACATCTACCCCTGAGTACTTTGCTCTAGCTGACAAATACTTATCAGATGCAATCGCTATGGATGCACAGAAGCACCCTGACGAAACCATCTGGTACACACCCTAGGAGTACTTATGGCTCAGCCATTACAAAGCCTGAATTTAGTTGCTCCTGCTTTCATGGGGGTAAACACTGAAGACTCACCTATAGCACAGGATACTTCTTTTGCTGAGGTTGCTGATAACGCCATCATTGATAGACGGGGGCGTCTTGCGGCCCGTAAAGGAAACTCTGTTATTACTGAAGATGTTACATTACTTGACGGTGACTACATTACTAACATTCACGAGTTTTACGATAACAACCGTAACGAGATAATCTTTAGTACAGGCAACAATAAGATTATGATGGGCCTAGATACATTAGTAGATGTTACGCCTGCTGGGTACACTATAACAGACAATGATTGGAAGATAGTAAACTTTAATGACCATGCTTACTTCTTCCAGAGGGGTCACGAGCCTCTGGTTTACAGTGAAGACTTAGGTTCTCTAACTAAGATGTCTGAGGTTCCGGGTGCTGTCATGGGTGCTGACCAATACTCTCACGAGGTCTGTGCAGCTTACGGTAGACTCTGGGTTGTTGGTAACGAAACTGATGACACTATTATTTATTGGTCTGATCTATTAATAGGACAAGATTTTGATGGTGGTTCTAGTGGTTCTATTAATGTGTCAGAAGCGTGGCCTAACGGGTTTGATGTAGTAGTTGCTATTGCGGCTTACAACGACTTCTTAGTTATCTTTGGGGAGAACAATACCCTAGTTTACGCAGGTGCCTCTAGTCCTGCATCTATGGAGTTGTCTGATACTATCCCCGGTGTAGGCTGTGTAGACAGGAAGAGTGTTCAGTCGATAGGTACAGACTTGTTATTCCTGACACCCACGGGACTGAGAGGCCTAGGTAGGACAATACAAGAGAAGTCCTCGCCTCTGTCTGACTTGAGTAGAAACATAAAGCAAGAATTAATTGCTAACACACTAGAATCTAAGGTATCTGTGAGTACTGTGTACAGTCCAGAGAATTACTTTTACCTCTTGTGTTTCCCTGATCTCAACTTAGTGTACTGCTTTGACGTTAGGACAGTACTAGAAAATGGAGGGTACAGGGTTACTAGATGGCCTAGTGTAGACTTTCATTCCTTCCACAGGGACAGAAACGGTGATATATACATAGGTTGTGAGGACGGCATAGGACTGTACAAAGGGTACAGAGACAATGGTAACCCTTACAGGTTCCGATACTTCAGTCCCGGCCTAACCTTTGGTGACTCCTCTAAGATCAAAATGCTTAAGAAGATTAGGCCTACTTTGATTGGTGGGGACTACACAGATATTTTCCTTAAGTGGTCTTACGACTTCTCTCAGAATCACAGTTCCAGCACCTTTAGAACAAAGGATAGCGGGTCTTCTTTTTACAATGAATCAGAGTTCACCGAATCAAGTTATGCATCTAACGGAGAAACCATCAGTAGAGTATCGTTAAACACTACTGGATTTGGTACTGTTGTTAGTGTAGGACTTGAATCAGACATCGATGGTGTCCCTCTGTCCATCCAAGAAATGAACGTACTAGCGTTAATAGGTAAAACTATATGATTACTACTAAGAACAGGGGTATTCTCTAATGAGTATTGATAAATGGTTAGGATTTGGTACTGCCATTGGTGGAGGCCTTCTTACAAAAGAAGCCTATGACCGCCTCAGTACTGTGGGTAATCAATCCTTTGCTGGTGCTACTCTGGATGACGGCACAAGGCTACCGGGAGCAGCACAGATTGCTACTGAAGGCCTAGGGCTATCTCAGTTTAGGCCGTATACACTAACGTCTAGCACAGGGTCTTCCTTTGGTGTAAGCCCTACAGTAGACCCTACTACTGGTGTAGTTACTGACTTGAATGCCAGTACAACTCTAGGGGCACAAGAGCAGCTCATGCAGGACGAAATGCTCCGCAGGGCAGGCAACAATATATTTAGTGATCCCAGAGGAGTTGCAGAGACTCGCTTTGGTGCTCAAGCCGCTATAGACCGTGGTAACGAACAGCTTATCAATAATCCTTACGGACTACTGAATCAGCAATTGTTAGCACAGGGTGCTTCAAATTTAGGCGGTCAGTTCATGCAGCAGGCGGGTCAAAGCACAGGTGCTCGTGAGACTGACGTTTATAACCGCATGAGGGCTATGCAGGCACCTGAGGAGCAACGTCAGCAGTTAGCTCTTGAGGAGCGTCTGTATAACCAAGGTAGAAGTGGTGTACAGACTAATATGTACGGTGGTACGCCAGAGCAGTTTGCTTTGTCTAAGGCTCAAGCAGAAGCTCAGAATCAATCGTCCTTAATGGCCATTCAACAGGCACAAGCAGAGCAGGCACAGCAGGCTGGCTTTGGTAAGGACTTCTACGGATTAAGTAGTGACTTGGCCTCTGCTGAGGGTGCTATGCGTGATGCACAACAGAAACGTGCTTACGAGTCTATGGGCTTTGGTTCAGCGCAGTACGGTGCAGCCACAGGCCTCGCCAGCGATCAACAGGCGCTTAACATGGCCCTGCTGACAGGTTCATATCTGCCACAAGCTAACATGCTCAACCAGATTAGTGCTACTGATATGTTCCCACAGTTACAGCAACAAGCACAGCAGTACGGTGTAGGTAACTACAGTGAGGGTATGATGTCAGGTATTCAGGCACGTATGGCCGCAGAGACAGCTAGAGCTAATCTCTTGGGTCAGGTGGGCACAGGACTCTTAAGTGGTCTTACGCAACCTGTGTCTAACGGTAAGGGTGGAATTGGTACAATACTAGGTGGAATACTAGGATCTGACGTTAGACTGAAGACTAACATTGACAAGGTTGCTACAGTTAACGGTATTAATCTGTACACTTGGGATTGGAACGAAGAAGGACAGAAGTTCTCTAACAACAACATGACCTTTGGTGTTCTTGCACAAGAGATTGCAGAGGTTAGACCTTCCGCAGTAGCTACAGATAGCAACGGTTACTTGATGGTAGACTACAGTCAGATCCCTGAAGCATCATCTGCTGTATATCTAGGAGGTTCTTAAGCATGGCTAAGTTTTCAGATCAATTTATACAAGGAATCCTTAACCCAAGTTACTCTCAAGGTTTGTTTGAGGCCGCTAAAGGCGTGGGGGCAACTCCGGGCATTATGATGGCTGAGAAAAACCGAGTGGCTGCTCAGGATGAGGTACAGAAGTTACTACAGCAGTACGCTAATGATCCTGCACAACTAACGGCTATGTCTCAGAAGTACGCCGCAGGTGGGCAACCTGAAGTAGCTAAGTTGTTTGCGGAAGCTGCTAATAGGGCCACTATTTCCGCAACAGCCTCTGTAGAAAACAGAGTGTCTGGGGATCAGTCTCCTCAGAGATTACGTCAGGCGGCAAAAGAGATTAGGGCCGCTGCTAACGGTGATTCTGCTATGTTACAAAGGGCTGCGGCACTTGAGACTAAGGCTGATGCAATGCAAAAAGGACAAGCTAGTCTGAGGACCGTCCAAGCAGGATCAGAGTACTCAAAGCTTAAAAACAAGCCCAAGGCTCCTTCACAGTATGATTTTTCAGAAGAAACAATAGTGATAGACGGAGTGGCTACGCGTGTTCAAGTTGCTACTAATAAAAATGACCCCTCAGACATAATTCAAACTGAAATAGGGCCTGCTGTTCCTACGGGGGGAGGAACGCCTAATAAGTCCTTGAAACAAATGATGGAAGAGAGTGGAGTTGATACTACCGAATTTGACTTAGATACCATTGAAGGTTTGACTAAGGCCAGAGCTTATGTTATTGGGAATCTTCAAAACGCTGCTCTAGCAAACACAATAACAGGAATGATTGAGGATAAGACGCCTCCCGGTGTTCTAGATGCCTTTACTATTCTTAGGGACGTAGACCCTACATGGTCACGGGGTGAGGAGGATTTAGCACGTTTTGATAGATTTACGGCGCTGTCGAGCTTGGGTGATGAAGATGTTTCTGGACTAAGGGATTTAATAGAAAAAACAGTAAGTACAGCCACAGAATCTGATGTTAAAGCCATAGCCGCCCTTAATTCGTTTAAAAGTAACAAAGACTTTATTAACAAAGTGACTGACTTTGGTTTAGGTATTACATCAGGGCGTCTTTCAGCGGATACCTTAAAAGAGTACACTCAGATAATGACAGCGTTACAAGACTTAGCAAAGCGAAAGCAGCTAAACACACTCAATAGACTTATTATTAACGGTAGTCCACGGGAAGAACAAGCGGCAGAAAAAGCTAAAGGCTTTATTATGGGCACCTCAACCGCACAGGTAATTTCACAATGAGTACAGTTAGTAGGGTTGAGTTAGACACTGGACAGGTGGTAACTGTAGACCATCCTGAGGAATGGCCTGAGTACAAAGTAATAGCTTTTGCTGAATTAAATGCTCCTGAGGCCACTAGGACTGAGGCACCTTCAGGCACAGACAACAAAGATGACACCGTAACAATGGGTGATCTATTGGCGTTGGGTCCAGCCCGTTTTGCTGCCCAGTTTGTTCCTGATGTATTTCTAATCAGTCCTTCAGAGATGGTTGAATCTTTGGTTGAAAATCAGAGACAAAGAGATCAAGGACTGCCCGTTGAAAATACATCAGTCGCTAACGAGCGTCGGGCACGAGAGATGGCAGGAGTCCCTGTGGACGCTGAGCTAGGCTTTGGGCAAGAACTAGTTGCAGCTATATCTGACCCACTAACTGCTACTGGAGCGCCATTAAAGCGGGGTGTAACTAGCTATTTAACAGGTTTAATCCCCGGTGTTGCTTCTACTGTTGCTGGTACAGGGGCTGGAATGGTCGCTCCTCGTGTTGTTCAAGGGTTAGGTGGCGGGGAGTTAGCTCAAGAGCTATCTACTGCTATTGCAGGTGGTGCAGTTTCAACAATAGCTGGAGTAGGAACTACAGCGGCGCTTTCTACTGCTGGTAAGGTAGGTTCAGACGCTATTTCTAAAATAAGAGGAAAGGACTCTACACTAGGTGTTGCTAGTGACGCTCTAGCAAACGATAAAGTAAAGGCTGAAATAAATCGCATTAAAGAAACCTCCAGCGACACAGAAGTAGCTAAAGCTGTAGAAAACTTGGCTGCTTTAAAACAAGAAATTCCTGATCTAGAGGTTGGTGGATTAGTTGCTACTTTGACTAATAACCCCATTGTTAGAGATTGGGTACGTAAGACTACACAGAACAACAAGGGGTTTCAAAAGAGTTTAACAGAGAAGATTCAACGCGACGGCATGAAAATTAAAGAAAAGTTTGATGAGTATATGCCCGTTGACGAAGAAATAGGCAGGCCCGTTGTTGAAGACATAGCTACTAGACAGAAAGAATTAATGGAGAGTAGGCTACGAACAAGCCTTGAAAGAAAAAACGAAAACATTGATAACGTATTAAGTGGGCTAACGTCTAAAGTGGTAGGTACAAAAGACTCTGTAGACGTGGGAAGAGCAGCCACAAACCTTCTAGCGCGTAAGGAAAAGACCGTAAGGCAGGCTGCTAACAAGTTGTACACCATAGCTGAGAAGCAGGGGGCTAAAGTAACGTTACCAGAATCAGAGGTGCTTACTGTTTATAACATGTTTAAAGGTGCTAGACTTTCAGATATTTTTGGTCCTGAAAGCAGTGTATCTAAAAAACTAGAGAGTAAGTGGTCCCCTAAAGAGGCTGAAGCAGAAGAAGGAACAACTTATGAAATGCCTGAAGTATCTGGTAACGACTTAATCTCACTTAAGAAAGCTATTAATAGTGAGCTATCTCTTCTGTTTCGCGTAAGAGACAAAAGCACAAAGGACAATCAGCTAATACGTAGCCTGTACTCACTAAAGGATATTGTAGACACTACATTAGTAAGGGAGTCAGGTAACTCACCTAAGTTTGTTAAGGCTGTGAGAGATGCTGACTCATTTTACTACGAACAACTTGGCTTACCTCTCAAGGCTGAAGGTATGCGGGAGATTAAATCTAGGAAGTTTGAGTCAGGAGCCGCCACAAGTCTCATGAATTACGAGCAGGCTAGGGACTATGTAAATTTTGTGGGTAAGCCCGGTATGGCTGTGGTTCGTCACGCTGTTAGACTGAAGGCTGAAAAAGGTGTGCTAAAGGATGGGCAACTTGACCAGAAGAAACTAGAAAACTTCATTAGAAAAAACAGAAGAATAATTGAGTTTGCTGGTTTGTCTGAGGAACTAACTACTGCCTCTGGTAAACTGAGATCCATTAAAAACACAGAGGCGCGACACAACCAAGCGTACAACGAAAAGTCACGAGAGTTAGCTAACGGTTTCTATAAGGCTGTCCAAGAAAAAAACCTTAGCACCGTAGTTACTGAGATGCTGAATAACCCTGGAAAACGTAAGGCTTTTATGAAAGACATAGAGCAGTTAGATAAGGCTCAACAGGACATGGTAATAACAGGATTACGGCAGGAGTTTCTAGCGCAGGCTGTATCCACTCAGGGCACTATGCAGGATTTTATAAACAAACACTCTGACACATCCTTAGATTTATTTGGTAATAAGTACGTTAACAACATCAACAAAATAGCAGGGCTTAAAGACCTACTAGACAGAATGAGCATACTACTAAAAGATTCTCTAGGAGAGACAGCCGTTGTTGATGGGGCGACAGAGCGTACAGGTGTTAGTTACGCGGAGTTCGTAGGTACGTTCAGAAATCAGATTCTATCTACAGAAAGAAAAGCAATTAATTTAATTTCTAAATCAGTTTTAAGTAAAGGTAAAAATAAGTACTACGTAAAATCAGCAGAAGTTTTATTAGATCCAGATGTAGTACAAAAACTAGCAAACCCACCTGTGGAAGGCTTTCAGCGATTTTTAAAAGCCGCAAGGGAAGGATCAGGAGAGTACTTAAAAGAAGTAGGTGCTTACTTTACTGAAAGTATAAGCAATAATTTAACATTTTCTACGCTTAAAGCAATAGGTGCCGCCACAGACGCTCCTACACCAGCAGAGCAGCAAGAGCTAGAGGCAGTCGGAGGAAACTAGCATGAAAGATAAAGACCACACAGTAAGCTATACATCTTTGGACTACCATACTATGTGTGAGAAGTCTAAGGACCGCATCAAGAAGATGCAGAAGGAAGGAATACCCACGTCCCATGACCCTAAAGAGAAGCCAGAGGACGTAGGTAGTAACGACAGAGGTTACTCTATCTTCTTTATGTCCTAAAGCTCACAGTTATTACCTGTACAAGCTAACTGTTGGCTACCTTCAGTCATATCAGAGGCTTCATTAATATCCCAGTTTATTTCAGTAGGGAAGCCTTTCTGCATTGCCTTGAGGGTAGCCTTGTCCACAGTTTCATAAGGAGCCTGAGCATAGCTGTGGTCTGAATAAGGAAGGAACGAAATTCCTGATACCTTATCAAACTTGTTGTACAGCCACTGGCCTACCTCTAGAAACTCGTGGTCACGGTAGTAGCACGTCATAGACGGCTTGTGCTCACACCAGTGATCCTGATACATCTCCCACAACTCTAGCTGTTCTATGGCACCCATGTCTGAGGCTGTCACAGCGCCCTCAGGAGATGCTACAGGGAACGAGAACACCTTGGTGCTGGGGTTCATCAGATCGTCCTCTACAGGCACACCAGCGGCCTCTAGGACCACACAGAGAGGGTCACGAGAGTCTGCACGAACCCGTCGAATATACTGAGGGCTAAAACGAGGATGGCACCCACTAGCACTATCGACCAGCTGGCTAACAGTACCGCTAGGCTTAATCGCAGTAATAGCTGTGGAAGGTTTAATACCCAGTTCCTCAGCCCACCGCTTGTTAGTTTCGATAGCCTCCTCACGCATCTCTGTAAGCCACTTCTTAAGTTTAACATTGTCCCCCCGTCCTGATAGTAGAGGGTGATCCATGATGCCTGTTAGTGACACCCCTAGCAACGCCTCTTCCTCTGTATTAGTCTTCCAGATGTTCCTTAGATACCTAAAGTCAGTCAAGGTAGCCTGTAGTGTACCTAGGATAGCCGCAATACGTACCTTACGCTTGAGAGTGGCTAAGGTGTCCTGAGGTCTTACTACGACTTCTGACAAGTTGCAAAATTGATTAGGCCTAAGAATTATCTCGCTGCAAGGGTTAGTTCCGAATTGGTACTCAGGGTCCCTACGTCCATTCTTAGCCGCTTGTTTCTGACTAGCGACACGAGAGAACATCCCACGTTCACCAGAGCGTGACTCGTACAAGCTAGTCCACTCGTTTAAGAAGGCTTCAAAGTCAGGCTTCTCTGTGTAGCAAGCGGAGTTATTAGCTAGACCCCTGTGTGGATTATCTACCCACCACTGGCCTGTCTTAGCACGTCTTAGGCGATCATCTGTTAGGTTAGAGAGTGAGATAAGGGCTGACCGACGTACTCCTCCGACCACAATACACGATGCTATCTTACAGCAAAGATCGTGACATTCAATGGAGCTAAGCTTTCTTCCAGCAGCGCCCTGAAAGAGTTCTGTTGTAAACTTGAAGAGGTCGACGAGAGGTTCTGGACCACTTGCACGACCTCCGAAAGTCGCGAGTGGGGCACCTGCAGCGCGTACTCTACTAACGTCCCATCTTGGAAGTTGACCTGAATACAACAGTGATACCAATTCCCTAAACGATTTCGCCCATCCGATTTTCGAATCTGCAACATGGATAACTGTGTCTGTTTCATGGAACTCCTCGGCCACTTCTGGTAACTTTGTTACGTACTGACGTTCTACTGAGTAACCACCACCAGTGCCACACAGGAGGATGTACATTAGCTCATCAAATGATCTAGGATTATCTATGGGTAGGTAAGCACAGTTAAACCCTGCTACGTTGTCACGGTCTAGTGCTTCCCCAGCGGTCATTAGTGCCCTCATGCTGGGCATTACGTCTAGATCGTGTATAGCCTTAGTGATCTCTGATACATCAAAGTCATTAAGGTGTCCTCGGTCCACCCAGAAGTTAACGTAACGGTCTACTGTTTCTTCCCAAGTCTCCCTACGCTGCTCCTCTGGTAAGTATCTAGCGTACCTTGACTTGTGTATGTATTGTTGATATGCGTCCATCTATTCTGTTACTCCTAATGTCTCGTTTAATATGGCTTGTGACGCTAACTGTAGAAGCATGTGTACACCATCAGGGTACTGTTCATTAGATGCTACTTCAAACATCTCCCCGTCCTCGTACATTACTACTACCACTTTAGGACTCCTGTCCTCCTCTTCCATTAGTGCGGCTTTGGTAGCAAAGGCTGTTAGAAACTCTGTTGTTGTAATAGAGTCCTCCTCTGTACCACCCTTACCAAAGTTACCCTCTACGACCTTCATTACGATAACTCCTGCACTAACCAATTGAGGTAGACCTGTGCTTTCTTTAGGTCTTCTATTCCATTCTTGTACTCGTAGCGCCAGAGGTACTTAAGGCAGTTACCCTTTAGGTACCCTTTGTACTCCGTAGGGTGCATAGATGCCTTGATTGCTTCAATGGCTTCTATAGCGCCTTTGTTGTAGTGATCTGGTTGTGCTACAGGGTCGCTTGATACGTTACCCTTGTTCCTGAGCTTACTAGTGGCCTTGTCCCACTCTGATGGGGTGGCGTGTGATAACCCTTTTAACTCCTCGGCAGTATAAGTGGTCCATTCGTTAGGCATAGGTGTCTTCCTCTAATTCTTCTGTAAACTTATCTAACTTAATGAGTAGTTTATCCTCAAACCTGTCTAGAATCTCCTCAGATGAGATTTGTAGGGCCTCTAGTAAATCATCAGGATCGTAGTGATGCAACAGTCTCTCCTTAATTTCGTCTAGTGTCAGTGACATAATCAACTAATTCCTTTAGTGTGTCTATATTATACCATAGAATACGGTTCTTGTCACACCATTGAGCCATTGTATTCTTGGTACTCTTGCTAACTTTTTGATTAGGTTTCATCAGTACAAATATGAGTTCGTGTGTCTCTGGTAAGCACTTAACGACCGAGCGATACTTTTGTGTGTCTCCTGAGCGAAAGTATCCTTTGCATTCGATGAGGTAAGTCTTCCCGTTTCTTTCGTACACAAAGTCTGGGGTGTACTTACGTTCGATGCGGTACTCAATCTGCCACGGCTCGTAGCTAAAGCCGTATGGTTGTAACTGTTTCGATACGTCATATTCAAACCCTGATCTAAACTCGTTAGGAAACTTCTTGGACTTTCGGCTCATTGACCACCTCTGTTAAATACCTTGGACCACTTGAGTACAAGAAAGTACGCAACCCTGACCAACAAACGTGCTTGTACTGGCAATAGGAGCAACCCACGGCTAACTTCTGGTTTCCACTTTTGCCGTCTGGAACGACCTCGTGACATACCTCTGGCCACACTGGTTGCTCCACTAGCTTTTTTACGCGCTCTATGTGCTCCTCTATGTCGTAACCTATCTTAGCGTGTACAGGAGCCTGTGTATCCTCAGAGTCGTACATGAGGTACGTTAGGTGACCATTCTGTTTGTCCATGGCTAACCAGCCGAACTTGCTTTCCCCCTCAGAATGCGCGTAACCTTTAATTTGCGCGATGTATCCGAATGGGTCATCAAAAGCCAGAGATCCATCCTTGAATTTCTTAAACCCAAAAGTGGAGGTACTTTTAACATCTGTGACAATACCGTCAATTTTGCAGTCCATAGACCCTGAGATACCAGCAACCTCACATTTCTTTTGTTCATCTGTAACCTCGTGTCCTGATAGTCTAGTTAGAAATAATAGCATCTCTTCAATTAGATGCCCGTACATAAACTTGACATACGTGTTAGGCGTCATATCCTCCTGTACGTCAGAGTTATTAACAGCGTTCCAGAGGTAGCGATCATCTCGCCCGATGTTGGACATACGTAGCTTACGTCCATCACGTTTCTCAGTGAACAAAGTAGACATGAGTTTCTTACAGTTCTCACCAAACTTATCTATCTCTTCGTAGAGGTCTACGTCCTCCGGTATTTCCTTAGTAGCAACCACCTTATAGATGTCATCTACCAGTGAGTAAATTTCCTTCATTCAAACTCCTCCATAGTGCCCCGTATCATAAGTTTAGCAAAAGCTGGGTCACACTTAAACCACTCGTTCTTCCTGTCGTCTGAACACTCTGCTAGTATCTCATGTGCCGCTGCCTCAGCAGCCCTGCGATCACTAACGTCCCAGCTTTCGTACAGCGCGTAGTCTCTGTAAGGTGAAGAAGTCTGGTAGTTCCCCAAGCGATCCTCTGCGTCAATAGCCATGCCTACCTTGATCCACTGAGGAAAGCTCTCGTTAACGATGATGTACACTTGTCCTTCCTTAGAGCTATTGTACTTCTCTAGACTGCTAAAGGCCGCGTCTTCAAAGTTCTCGTATCGACCAGCCTTGTGCAGAGGATGTGTCTGTACGACGTACTTACCGTTGACGTACATGCGGTCATTGTTCCTAGCCTTCTTACGCTCAGGGTTATCTTTGTAGTACTTGCCCTCTGTCTTAGTGTAAATCATTTGTCCTCCTCAGTGAGTTTCGGCCCACGTTGATCCAACTTTGTACTCTCCGTCGAGGGGGCATCTAAGGTCGAATGATATACCCGCCGCCTTGATGCACTCGACTGCGAGCCAGCCAAACTTCCCCGCTTGTTTTGTGACAACCTCCGTTTGTATTTCATCGTGCACGTTCCCTATGAATTTGTAATCGATGTTGTGCTGAGTAGCGTAGTCATCCAAGAGAACCAAGGCCCTCTTCATAATGATAGCACCAGCCGCCTGAAGCAGTGTGTTTAGTGCACTATGCTCTGATCTGACCCATAGCTTTCTTCCGTCGAGTCCAACGAGGTGACCTTTCCTAGACGCTTGTCCAACTCGCTCTCGTAGAGTTTCAAGAGCAGGTGTATTTCGTAGAAAGCGCCCCCTAAGCTCACCGCCATCTCTTGCAGTTCCTCCGACGATGCTTCCAATCTTTGAGTCTCCTGCTCCGTAGAGGAAAGCGTAGATGAAAGTCTTTGCCTGAGGTCTTGTTGCAAGTCCCGCAGCAATTTGATTTCTGGTGTGAATGTCTTCTCTAAGTAGGACATTAGTAAATTCCTCATCGTCCATGTAATGAGCTAACATACGTAGCTCTAGTCCACTGGCGTCAACACCTACCAGCTTACGATCCTCAGGTACAACCCAGCAACTCCTACACTCCTCACCGAAAATAGAATTAACTGAAGGCACCTGTGCCATGTTAGGGGTCTGGTGCGTCATACGTCCTGTGACTGCCCCGTTTGTTGTGACCCTACCGTGTACCCTACCGTCATCCTGTACGTGCTCAAGCCAAGAGGTTACCTGTGCGTAACGCTTCTGTAACATCAAGTACTCTAAGACTTGCACAGCCTCCGGTATGTGTTTGTTCTCCTCAAGTGTCTTTTCGTCCACCTGCGGCCTACCACTGGGAGTGAGTTCCGTCCATACCGCACCCTTAGCCTCAAGTCTTTGAGCAACTTGTTGCCTCGACCCAGGATTGAAGATAGTAACCTTATCCTTGAGCCTGTTCCCCGTCTTGTCTGAAATCCTCTCCTCGACAATAGGTGGGAACACTTTCTGTAGCTCCTCTTCAATAACATACATGCTCTCCTTGAATCGTGCAGACAACGTGTGACACAGACGCTGATCTAGTAGCCATCCGTTACTCACCTGCTCCTGTATGATCCATTGAACCTCGTGCTCTAGGTCTATACACTCCTGACTAAACCCCGATAGGTCAACCATGAGTCGCTTGTACACTTCCTGTGTGACCTCAGTGTCCCTGATGCAGTAGTCAATCATCTCTGGTGTTAACTGTGACCAATCCTCGTGGTCGCCCTTAGCGTAACCTAAAGTGTTACCCCAGTTACGTAACGAGTGACCACCTGATCTACTAGGGTCCGCTAACCTAGACAGTACTAGAGTGTCAACGATAGCATCCCTAGCAAAAGTAAAGTCCCAAAGACGCTCGACCACAGGAACATCAAAGCCAATTCCGTTGTGGAATACGAACGTAACAGGCGCTTTACGCGATACATACTCTTTGAAATCTTGCTCATTACATATTACCTCGCTCTCTCCGTTGTGTAAGCAGACTGCACACCAGATAACGCTAGGGTTAAGTCCATCAGTTTCTATGTCCATGAAGACTAGGTTGCTCAAAACTCAGTCTCCGGTGGCGTGGGGTTAGCACACTCGTGAATACGTCCTGTAAACTTGTCGTACCGTAGCCAGCAGGCAGGGCCTGTCTCGCCTGAGTAACGATTCTTTAGTATCCTAACCGTTGTTGTGTTCCTAATGTCCTCATCAGGGTTCTGCTGGTCACGCTCCATACCTATGACAATATCAGATAACTGAGCAATACTCTGGCTACCACGTAAGTCCTGTAGACTGATGCGGCCACCGTCCTCGTGAGCAGTACCAGAGCTACGACGGAGGTGTGACACAAGGAACAAAGTAATCCCTGTCTCTGCCACTAGCGTCCGCAGCTTGGTCATAATCTCATCTATCGCCTTTCGTTCATCTCCGTTTTCTTGAGAAGAAACGACGATTGATAAGTGGTCGAGGATGATGTACTGACAGTCGCAAGCCTTCGCCATATGC